ATTTGTCAATAGTTATTTGAAATTTTTTTATTTTATGAAGTACCAATTTTGGTACTTCAAGCGGACACATATATCACATTTCTGACCACTATCACCATAACTCGTGCATATATAAACGTCATAACTGTTAGGCATAGGACGTTTTGTATGCCTGCAATCAGAAAAAAGCTGAATATGCAAAAAAGCTCATTGAGAACACATTCCCAATGAGCTTTTGTATATTATTTGTTTACATTTGCACTTTTAGCCTTTAGCAATTCAGTTAGCACAAATAAATCTTATGATTTATTCGTCTTTCCTCTTTTTCTACATCAATCGGACAAATTTCCTGAACTGTTGCACCTATTGGAAGTTTCAAGCCCTCAAACTTAATACGTCCTGAAAACAATCCGTTTACTGTATCACATTGTTCCTCTGTAGCCGTAAAGTTTTCTGGTTTTTCATTAGTGTGCAAATAGGGATTATAGCCACCAAGTTTCCATTCCCAACTACGAAAAATTACATTGCCATTTTTTCGTATAGCTATATTCAAGGTCAATGGAACACCGATGAATGGTCTAATAAAACAGATTAGATCGCCACGCTCATAACCCTCAGTAAATGATCTATCAAGATCAATAATATATTGTCCTCCCTCAAACTCTTCATCTAAAATAGCTATCTTTGCCATAATCAAAACCTCTTTCAAAAAATATTACCTTATCAGTATGACTATATTATAGCATATTTCAAAGCATTTGTCAATAGTTATTTGAGATTTTTTTATTTTTTTGAAGTACCAATTTTGCGACTTCAAGCGGACACATACAGCACATTTCCGACCACTATCACCATTATCTTTTTATACATAATAGACTGTATCGTGATAGGAGTGAGCCGTTTTATAAACCTTATCAGCTCACAAAAAAATCAGCCGACATTATTTTATCGGCTGATTTAATTATTTTCTTTATACGTCAATCTCAACTCCAAGAATTTTGGCGGCTTTTTCGCAAATTTCGGCAGCCTCGCCAACGTCATTCGTTTCACAGTATTCGTCAAGCAAGTCTGCTCTATAACACAAATCTCGTAGAAGATCACCGTCATAAAAATCAAGCTTATTGATTTCGTCCGCAAGTTCCTTGTCACTCAGCCCTGCAATGTAGGTGGGGCTATAATGTTCACCTATGCTGCTATCAAATCTTTCGTTTGTCATACTAATCATTCCTTTCATATTTATCATTTTCCCTTTCATAATACCACATTTCAGTTCGTTTGCCAAGAGTCTTTACGAAACAACGTGGATATATGTATCACATTCCTTGACTTCATCAGAAGTGTAATGTTCTTCACATTGCATATCCTCAAACGCTTCTCTGTCCGAGATACACTCCTGCACATACCATTTCAGCCTTTTTACATCGCACTTGAAATACAAAGTCTCGCCGCAGGCTGTAACCTTGCTACCGTCAATATTCTTCTCTTTTATGCAAAATCTTTTAGGCTCAATTCTCAGCTCTCTTTTAAGCTGAGAAACGCCCTTAAAGAAAAGGCTGTTGCCTGTGCTTTCAAGCTCGTCAATATCGAACACATCAGAAACAACATCATCACCATAGATAGATACGCACTCGCTCACAAAGTAAGCGGTGCAATCGTAAAAGTGACCTCGTGGATATTGGTGTACTTTCTTAATACTTGAAAAATACTCCTCATTCATTTTTGATACGGCTTGCTCCGCCGTATCAAAAACTTCTAAAGGTTTTCCGATATAGTTGTCGCTCTCGATTATATCCAACATTTTCAGAGGCGGTCTTTTTACAAAAATGTTTGCTTTGAAAATACCATACTTACTCATTCTTTGCACCCCTAGCTTTCGTATTTCACAAGTTCATCATTGATGTACTCATAGCTCATACAGCCACAGTCGAAGCGTATGTAGTTATAGTCAGAAGAAGCATATAGCGGCTTCCTCAAAATCGTTTCTGATATCCTGAGCTGATTATGTCTGTTTATCTCGTATTTATCAACAGTCGCTATGATTGAAATACGTTCCTTTGCAAAGCCAAACAAGTTGTACAGCAGTTTCTTTGCTTCCTCGTCCGTCATTTCTTCTGCAAAACCGCAGTTCATCAATTCATTGTACTTCTCATTGCTCAACTGAGTGCCACAGCTTGTTGTTGGCTTCCACTCAAATTCCTTGTCGAGTTCTTCTTTTAGACGTTCAGCCTCTTCTTCAAGGAGTTTGACTCTTGACTGAGAAGCTTCAAGCTTTCTTGCAGTATCACAGTAGAGCTTTTGTACGCCGTGTGTTTCAAGCCAATTACGGCAGAACTCGCTCTTGTCTCCGTTAAAATTATAGTATTCCTGCTCGATCCGCTCGTAATCGTCAGCCGTTGGCTCAAAGCCTGTCATTTCAACAAATTCGCTTAGTAACATAGTCAAAACCTCTTTCATAAGCATCAATTATCTTATGTATATATTATAGCATATTATATCACATTTGTCAATAGATAATTGCAAGTTTAGCAGATTTTTTTGAGCTATATGTGTCACAGCTTCTCAACAACTATCACAATATTTTCTTTATATATAAAAGGCAATATCGTGATAGCTATTAAGCGTTTTCTAAGGGTGCAAAAAAAGTCAGGGGAAAGAGCGTTTACCCTTTCCCCTGTATCGGTATTACAAGCGGTTGATGTTTTCGTATACGAACAACGTTGCAAAGCAATCGCCTAAACTGTTGTGGGCGGTTTCAGCCCTCTTGCTCCAGTCATAGCCGTAATACTCTGCGGCAGTAGTGAGCTTCTGCCACTTGTAATCATTTCGCTCCTCAGACCATACGCCATAGACAGGTGCAAATAATTTCATCACGTCCACAACTTTGTATTCTGCTTTAAATGTTGCACCGTTGCTTTCGAGAAAGCCAACATCAAAGCCAGTGTTATATCCTATGACTTCATCAGCCGAATGCAAAATATCATTAATTACCGCTATCTTTTCATCAATAGTCGGTGAATTTGCGACCATTTCAGGAGATATGCCGTTGACATTCTCCGCTTCTTTCCATTCGCTGTGTCTTGTTGGTTTAAAATAGCTGTCAAACAGCACGTTTCCGTCCGTATCAATGATTGATACTTGCAGTAGCTCGTCTGTCTTGGCATTAAGACCTGTTGTTTCTGTGTCGATTACAATTTTCTTACTCATAAAAAAGCTCCTTTCAAAGATATTTATATTAGCTTACTTATATATTATATCATATTATAGCGTATTTGTCAATAGTGATGCGTGAATTTTAGCAAAAAAATCTTGTGACATATGTGTCCGCACCGACCACATTCACTACAGGTCTTGAATATACAAATGCCAACACTGTTAGTTGTGAAGCGTTTCCTATATGCCGCAAAGAAAACTGCGGTCACAAGGCGTACACCCTATGACCGCAGTTTTTTCAATACATTTCCTCTGCTATATCTTCTTTAATTATCTTTACCCATACTGGATCATCAAGATCCAGTGAGCATATAGCAGTTAAAATGTTTCTGTTCGTAAGAATACCTTCTTTTCCTTCCCACACTTTTATACGAGCCAATCCCTCACAACGTCTAAGTTCTTCCGTTGTCACATTAAATCTTGCCTTCAAATGCTTTTCTTGCCATAAAAACAAAGAAACGTCATTTACAAATTTCTCAACTATCCAATCTTCCTTTTCTTTTTTCATCGAATGTCCTTTCATTTCAGTTCATATGTTGTCGGTATTATATCATCAATATCTCCGTTTATAAACATCGGTGCTATCCACTTCAAAATAATACGCCGTGTTCCGTCTTTTTTCGAGCCTACCCAGTAATGATGATAATGTCCTCGTCTACTATGAGGACGTTTGCCAACGCTGCTTCCGTGACCTACATTGCTATGTTCAGAAGCAGAGCTGCTTTCACTGGTTTTATTAGCCTTTCGTATCACATTTCCTACTCGATATCCAACGTCCCACTTCCGTATCTCTCTGAAAACGTCTTTTGGCTTTTCCTTGTTGAATGGTTTTGAAATGCTTTTTTGTTCTTCGTTTTCCTGCACATCTTTATTTTCCGCACAAATATATAAAACGAGCTGTATCAAGCTACTCGCCATTATATATTGAACTTCAAATTGCTTATCAGGATCAGAATTATCTGATGTAAAACCAAATTCTTTGACTTGCTTTTGAATTTCTTTGTCATTAAGATTATGCTGAATAGTCTTAACCATATCTCTTACGCCGTCAGATATGCTCCAACCCTCTTTAAGGTGAAGTATGATGTTTTCATTGTGTGAGACTGTTCCGTCAGCATTACGTCTAAGTATCAACATACGCAGTTCCATAACGTGTGTATAATAATCGTCCTCAAACCACACCAAAAAGCCTACGTTTTCGTCCAACTCTATGTATATACAAGGGTACGGCAAGGAATAAAGCACGTCTAAAGGAACTTCTAAATCTTCCGCTTGCTCCATGAGCATTTTCGCCAAGTCTTTGTCAAATTTGTATATTATCTTGTGTTTGCGCCAAGCGTACAGAGCGGCACATTCAGCAGGAAACATTTTGTCTATAGTTGCACGAGGATATTTCGTCATTATCGACAGCGTTGCCGATATCTGCACTTCACAAAGTTTATTCCAAGGCGGCAATCCGTTTTTACCGTTATCATTGTGAAACATATCGCAGGTACTCCACACGTTTGGATATGTTTTGGTAAACCGTTTAAGTTCAGTAAAAGGCAGCGGCTCATTTTCAATGCTTTTCTTTCGTGACATTTTTAACTCTCTCCTTATAATAATCTATGTATATATTATATCATATTTAGTCGAATTTGTCAATGCCTATTGTAATTCTTTTGTGCCATATGTGTCCGCTTTCGACCACTATCGCCATAAACCTTATATACAAACGTCATATCTGATAGGTGTAAAACGTTCTATCACGGTGGGCAAAATAGCAAAAAAAGAGAGTTCCAAAAGGAACTCTCTTACCTTTTATTCGCTGATAAATTCTCTTGCCTGTTCTGCCGTCTTTTTGAGCATTGATTTCAACATCATCTCAATGCCTTTGAGCTGATTTTTCGTTTCTTCTGAAACGTTCAGTGAAAATTTGTTGAATACATAATCAACAGATTTCAGGACAAGCTCGTTATCCCATATCATTGAATTTTCTGTTTCGGTGTTCTTCTCAACTGTGACAGCCTTTTCAACGTCATTTCTTGTTGCGACTGTGATGTTCGGTGTTGCACTTGGAACGTTTTCAGGCTCTTCTGCGGTCGGTTCGTCAAGCTCGGCTGTTGTCTCAGCTTCTTTTCTTGCTCTTATCTCCTCTACTCTTTTCTTTGCTTCGTCATAGCGGTCTGTTTCAGAATAGTTGTTGATAATGTCTTTCTGCTCGTTATCGTCAAGTCTTGCGATAACATTTGCGGCGTTGATAGAAAGCGTTCCCTGCTCAACTTCTGTCTTTACCTCGTCAACGGCGTTGTTATACACGTTCTCCATTTTGCCGACCTGTGCAGAAGAAATGTTCAAAGTCTTTGCAATAAAATCTCTCGTTCTGCCTGATATCTTCATACCCTCTTTTTCAAGGTCAGGCAACAGATTTTTCAGTTCTGTAAAGGCTCTCATAAGGTCACTGCTTGTAAGTCTACGGCTCTGCAAATTCGCCATGTTGAGCTGATACTTGGCATTTGCAACAGAGTTGAACGGCTTTATTTTGCACATAATCTCCTGCATATTGAAGTTGTCAATATGCTCATTTGCGTACATAATAGCTGTTTTACGTCTGTGACCGCTGATAAGAAGATACTGTCCTTCTTTCACGCCGTAATGTTCAGCAACTTCCTTGTTGCAACGTCCGACAACAAGGTTATCGTCAAGACCTCTTTCGGCGATATCGTATGCCAGTTCTTCAATTTCCGTCAGCGGAAAGTGATTGTCTGAGCAGTCGATAATATCATTGATGTTGATTTTCTCAAACTGTTCGTTTGCCGTCTTGATGTTGTTTACCTTGCTTTCAAGTCTGTCGGTATTAAATCTTCCCATTTTCAAAATCTCCTTTTGTATATTAAATTATTTCGTCTGTGAGCTTTTCATAAACTGCGTTTGCACGCTTGAAATACTCGTATACTGTTACGCCATAGCTTGGTGAGTTCTGAATAGCGTTGCTCTCAGGAACGAAATCAAAAACCTTTCCCATTCCCGATGATTTTATTAGTCCTGCAAGCTTTGTGTGAAGTGCATTTTTCTTCTTGTACTTTGTAATGAGTATTCCCTCAATTTTTCCACCGTACTTCTTGACCTCTCCCACAACGGCTTCTAAACCGTTCAGGCTGTATTCTGATAAATCAACAGGAACGATAATGCCGTCCGTCATAGCAAATATAGCTCTGTTAAGTGAGCTTATAGCAGGGGGCAAGTCGATGATGATAAAATCGTATCTTTCATCAAGTACATTCCACGGCTTCATCAGCCTTTCCTCAATGTCCTTTACGTCCGTATTAAGATACTCAACCTTGCCAAACGTCACGCAATCAAGATTTTCATAACGAGTGTTCTTTATAACGTCCTCTACCTCATACTTGCCGTTAAGCACGTTATAAAGGTTTTTGTCCTCGTCCACATCGTCAAGAAAACGTGAGCTATCGCCCTGATTATCAATGTCAATCAGAAGTGTTTTTTTGCTCCTGAGAACAGCGAGATTAAACGCAAGATTAATGCAAGTGGTACTCTTACCAACACCACCTTTTTTGTTGTATGCTACTAAAAACTTTGCCATTTTCAAAACCCCTTTCAAGAAGTATTAATCATCTTATCGGTATGTATACATTATATCATATTATAACGCATTTGTCAATAGTATTTTGCAAATTTCTCAAAAAATTTTTTCTGATTTTGTGCTATATGTAGCACGCCGACCACTATCGCCATATTTCTCTTTGTATATATAAGCAGTATCGTGATAGCTGTTAAGCGTTTTGTATGCGGCAGAGCGCAAAAAAAAGAATAGAACGTGCCACAATGACACGTCCTATTCTTTAAGCAGCTTTAAAGAGCTTGCCTGCATATGTCTCTATCTCTATGCGCCTGTCAATTGAAAAGTCCTTGCTGTAGTCGGTCAAGGCGTTCACAATTGCAAAGCTGTTCTCGCCCATTTCGTCCGCATAGATTTCTCTCAGTATGCCGAGCTTTTCAATTCCGTCATCTGACATTTTAAGTGCTTTCTTTATTTTTTCAAAGCACTCCTCAACCTCTTTCTTGCTCATTTTCTTTTTAATGTTTCTATCTATGAGTGTAGTCATATACTCCTCTGCCTCGCTCAACAGTCTTGGAAGCGTGTGAAGTCTTTCCGAAAACTTTTCTATCGTACCGCCATAGTGTTTGCAGTATACAAGCGGTGCTTGCGTGTTCATAACCATACCATTAGTACATTGCAAGCGGTACATCATAAAGGTTATTTTCAACGCTCCCTGTCCTACCTCTGAATTGTCTATCATTATGCCAGAAAACAAATCGCCGACTTCTTCTACATTGAGTTTCTTTTTGTTCGTCAATCTCAAATGAAGCCTTTCGGGGGTCAAAATCTGTCCTCTGATATCATAGTTATCAAAATTAACAGACTTGTTTATCGCCGTCAAAATTTGTGAGTTATCATAAAGTGAATATCTTTCCGAAACTATTCCCCTGCTATACTCTGTATTTTCAGAGTAGCATTTTCTGATAATTGCGCCTGCCCTGCTATTATTAAACTCCGTCAGCCATTCGTTTATATTGGTCTGAGCAAGCTTGACGTGCTGTTCATCAATGCACTTGTACATATACTTGACTGGTATGCCGATTTTAGTGCAGAGCTGAGAAAGCGACCAACGTGACATTATGGTTTGCTTTTCTTCGCCCTCTGTTGTGTAGTGCAGTACGAGTTCATCATCTACCCACATATTTTCCGTTCTATCATCACTGCAAAGAAGTGACATTCTTTTCGACTGCTCAATCATTTCTGCGATTGTGCTTATTGCTTTTGCATTAATGATCGTTGCCTGTGGGGTGATTATCTTTGCTGTTGTTCCTGTCATTTTAATCAATCCTTTCGATTAATCATTTTAAAGAAATCTGCATGAGAGCTTCTTTTATTCTTATGTATATATTATATCATATTATAAAGCGTTTGTCAATAGTGTTTTGCAAATTTCTCAGAAAAATATTTGTGCTATAAATATCACTCCCCCGACCACTATCGCTATAAGCCTTATATACAAATGCCATAGCTGCTAGTTGTGAGGCGTTTTATAATTTTCACATCTAGCTGCTGTGCTATATGTGTCACAAAAAAGATATAAGAGGACCGATGTTCAGTCCTCTTATATCTTATCCCTCTTTGAACTTCGGGCAAAATGTAACAGTGTATGTTTCAAGTATACCGTTCGTGCCTGCATACGTCCTATGGCAGCACGTTTCCCAACCCAGTATAGGCTTACGGCGTATTGACCAATCACACCCTGTAATGTAACCACCTGTTTCCCTGTTGATCTTTGGAACGGCGTGTTTGCAATTCCAACACAACGTTGCAATACTATTTTGCATTTTTACCTCCTATTCTGACATTCTCAAACAGTATGAGCCGATAACATTCACATACTCAGCACCATACTTTTCACAAAGCTTAGCATAATCTCCGCAAGGGGAAATCTCTACGATATCGTCACTTATGTTTTTCAAAAATTTGCACATATCTTTATCGGACTTAATTGCCTTGTGAAAATCTTTGAAAAACGAGAGAACTTCTTCCTTACTCATATCCATAGTTGACACATATGTCACATATTCGCCATTGCTATCCACTATTTTTATTCTGCCCTGCTCTGATACATCAAGCATTGCTATCGGCTTCATCACGCACTCCACCTACTTACCTGTTCATCATAAAATGTTGTAACGTCCATAACAAGCATTTCTCCGCCGTTGTACTCTTTCATCACGTCTCTTGCTTCCTCTACGGCTTTTTGCAAATCTGCGGTTGTTTCAACCACTTTTCCGTAAATGAGATTTTGAGTATAGTTCTTATCTCTTTTGTACTCTATCACTTCTAACCTCAGATTGTTGCCTGAAATTGAAAAGTCCTCTGCCGTATAAGCCTGTTTAAAGCCGTTTCTTATAAAAGCTCTCATATTTTTCTTGAACAGAAATCTGCTATTGAACAGAAAGAACTCGTGTTCAACGTCAGGAATAGCCTTGCAGAACGCTTCCTCTGTCACGCACGCATCGTACTTATCGTCAGGCGATTTTACATAGTGCAACGTTCCCCAGTTTCTCACACGTCTTTCATATGGTCTGCCATTACGGTCATAGCAAAGCTCCGTCAGGTTATTGCAACCCATAAGCACCATAGGTATACATTCCTTTTCATTAACTCTTACAAACGCTCTCTGAAATACGATATCATAGCTCATAACTTTAACTCTCCTTTAATCTACATTACATTGCACTTTCCACATAGTATTCTGCTTCTTCTTCCCAGTCTGTTTCATCATAAAGGGTTTCAGGGTGCTGCCAATCCACGCACTCATACAACGCAGAAGCCTGCCATTTGATATTTCCGCAGATTTCCATAAAATCAGTTTTCGTATAAATATCAACATCTTCAAGCAAGCCCTCGTCATTGACCTCAGCATAATACTCAGGTATGTAACAGACTTCATCGTCTTTCAGCTCTTCAAAGCTCTTATCAGACTTATAGATGTAGCCTTGTTCGCTGTAGAAAAAACCTATCTGCTCTTGAAAGTCAACTTTTTTCATGCCTCTCTCAATCATAGCAAAAATTTTCTCTTTGGTAAGATATTCTTTCTCTTCCATACTCAACGCTCCTTTAAGTTCAAGTTATCTTATACATATATTATATCATATTATATTACATTTGTCAATAGATAAATGAATATTTTTTCTCAACTCTGAATTTCCGACCACTATCACCATACGGCTTGCATATATAAAAGCTGTATCGTGATAGACGTGAGACGTTTTGTATGCCCCTCTGCGCCATATGTAGCTCACAAAAAAAGAGAGCCGAAATGTCAGCTCTCTTACATTCTAATCTATCCAATCCACATTCGGAAGTCCTGTATATCCCTTTTCCCAAATAAACCACGCATAGCACACCGCCGAACTTTCTTTGCCAAACACACCGTTTTTACCGCAGTTCATTCGATTTGTAAAAACATAGATTTTCTTAGGTGGATATTTTTTGAACAGTTCTCGCCTTTTTTTGCTCTCCAAAAACTGAATTTTTAAGAACATAGCAACCTTAACACTATCCATTGAAATATCCAAGGCGTGTTCAACAAACTCGCTTGCATACTTGTATGGTGGGTTTGTAATGATATCAGGTGACATTTTATCCTTCTCGGCTTTGAAGAAGTCAAGCTCTTCTATGCTCCTGTTTCCTCGACTTGTTATGTCAGAATTTCTTACCTTATATCCGTGAGCAGTCAACACATTAGAGATATGCAGACCGCCTGCGGCGCACTCCCACACATAATGGTTGAAATGTTCTTTTTCCAATAGCTTTTCAACCGCTATCGGGTCGGTAGCATAGTAATCATCAGCCTGCCTCTCGGTCTTTGAATGATTACTTGCGGCAAGCGTGGAAAATATGGACGTTTGATTTCCAGTCCAGTCAAATGCTGTTGCTGTTGGCATAAAACCACTCCTCACTAAAATTAATTACGAATTATCTTATAAATATATTATATCATATTATATGTAATTTGTCAATAGCTAAATGAGAATTTATATTATGGGTCTACCCCGACCACATTCACCATAAGCCGTATATTTGCAAATGTTATAGCAGTTAGGCGTGAGGCGTTTGACACTCGGAAAGGAACAATTGTGACACATATAGCACGAATGGCGGCACTGATTTCTCAGCACCGCCATTCGTAAGCATTTTGGGTTATTTTTAGATGTTCGTCAAGGCTTTTGTAATTTCTTCAACTGTTACCTTTCGTTCCATATTTTCTGTTAGGTCAACATATCTGTCATCTTTTCCGAAATATAACTCGCAAAGTTCGTGCGTGATAAAAGAAACATACAGGTCGTTTATCTCTTTGTCATAAACTATTTTTATAAACATACCGAACGGTTCTCCATATTTCTTTATATTTTCGTTCCGCCAATATACTTCCTGATTAAAATCTTTAACTGCAATTTCGATTTTCTCCATGCTGATTTTTGATACGTCCATATTATTTCTCCTTTACTTTGAATAGCTTCTCAACTCTGCTTCGATGATACATAATATCACAACGAACGGTCAAATGCTCTTTGCCATTCTTCTTCGCTTCTCTTCGTCTTAATGAGAACAACACTTCCCTTTCGGTGTTTTAAATCTGCACCACAAAAAGGACACGTTTCTATAAAATGACCCTGAACGCATTGCGGTTTACTCAACACCCAGTATTCATTATCTCCAAAGCTCGCTATCGTATTGCACCATATTTTATATCCCGTTGGCTTTTCTTTACAACGATGCTCAATTCCACTAAACACTGTGAAAAAATAATTATTTACAATGATTTTTGCACTCTTTCTGCGAATATCATTTTCTGCTATCCACGTTATATTTTTATAACGGTGATATAAAAGATAAGCATTATACGTCCTTTTTAAGTTTTCTCTTTTACGTTCGATTTCTTTTTTCCTTAATTCTTCACGCTGTTTCTTTGTCATTCTGCTCATGTTTTTCGCCCCTATCCACAAAGTTTCAAAAGTTCATTATTCTCAATAAGATACTGTTCTGAATGTTCATACACCTCTTCATATGCCTGTTCTCCCTCAAATTCATCAATGACGGCTTTTTCATCATCGGTCATTTCATTGTACGCCTTCTTACCGTAATGTGGCGGCAACCAGTTTTTCTGTCTGCCTGCGTAAATGTTGAATTTTTTCAGAAGTTTTTCGTCAGTAAACTCAATATGACAAGTTCCTTTTTTGTAGAATGAAACATTGAAATATTTCAGCTCAATATTTCGACTTTCTCCCATGTTTTCAGCCACTTTGAGTATCGAAGAAAGATCGTGATAATTAATGCGGTCGCTGCCGTCAAGATACTCAAAGACCCTTTCGATATCTTTGAGCTTTTCTTCCACTCTGTAATAAGAAAATCTCTTAAAAATATCATTCCACGCCGAAAGCGGTATGATAACCTTTTTGTTTACATAGTGTGCCTTGTTATGCGCCCAACCGTTATAGTAGTGAATGTTGTTGGCACATTCAGAATACCACGAATGTTTCGTACTAAACTCTTCAAAGCACTGCAAGATGTTGTCCTCGAGAGCAGAAAGCAAATGTCTTGATAGCTCTATTCTCATTTGGAGAACATTGAAAAGGTTAAAATCATAGTATTTCATTTCAGAAAGTTTTGACATAAAGTCTTGTCTAAGCTTGCTTGTGAACAGCTTCATAAACTCGTCAGAATGGAACAAAGCGTTCCAATACTTATATCTCATTGAATAAATGAAACGGTTAATCATTTCACCATAATTCTCTTTATATGAATGTTCATCGACTTCAAGCTTTATGATATCTCTTTGATAAGAGTCCTTTTTAAAACTGCTTGAAAATCTAGGTTTTAAAGCGAAGTATTCGGTTATAAGTTTCTTGCCTGCGGCAACTTCAAGATTGTATGAGTCAATGAGATTTTGAAAGTAATTACCGCTTGCAACGTCAGTTGGCTCAAAGTTTCTGTCCTCTTGCTCCAGTTCTGAACGTTCAAGATTTTTCAGAATATCACTTTTATATACACAAGGCACTTTAACTTTAATCATTGCGACCTCAACGTTTGTTGTGCGATCGGCACTTGTAAACTCAGAAGGCAGATAGTTTATCTCAGCGTTATATTCTTCAAGCAACTTCACAAGTTCCTTGCGGCGATTACTGAATGGATTGCGAATAGTTTCAGCATTAACAATAGCGATTACCTCGCCGCCGTTCTCCTGCATTTCCAACGCTTTCAAAAGGTGTTTATCACCGTTTGAAAATGGTGGGTTCATAATGATAAGGTCATAGTGCTTATCTGCCTCAAAAGTCAGAAAATCATCATACACAAGCTTATATCCCTTGCCTTTTAAAATCTTCTGAAAATCAGGCTCTATCTCCACTACGTCAATGTCTATTTTCTCGCCACGATATGATTGTTTACTTCTTTCCAACAAGCCCTCAACGATAGCTCCGTTTCCTGCGCTTGGCTCTAATACGGTTTTCACGGTATTAAAATCTATTCCGTCAAGCATTTTATCAATGAGAGTTTTCGGTGTCGGATAAAATTCAACTAATGCGTTGCCCATAATCAGCACTCCTTTAATAAAGTAGGTTATCTTATATATATATTATATCATATTATAACACTTTTGTCAATAGTAAATATAAAATTTTAAACAACAAATGAGCCTCATGCCCGACCACCTTCATCATATTTCTTTATATAAAAACGCTGTATCGTGATAGCTATGCAGCGTTTTATAGGCTTCGGCGCAAAAAGAAAGAGCAAGTTCAAAACTTGCTCAAAAGTGGACACAAATGTCACATTTTTATATAGCACCACGATTGCGGAGCTTTTTTCAAATAGGTTTCAAGCGGCAATACTGGAACATATTTTTTTAAGCAAGAAATATGCCAAGCATATTTTCCGCCATACGTTTCCAACTGTTCTTCGGTGAGGCAGGAGTTCTCGATTATCTCAGCCTTGTTGCCTGCATCAATATTAAATATCTTATCGCAAACAAACTCAGCTACCACCTTGCCCTTGTAAAGCTCATTTGACTTAGCGTCCTTCGTGCAATAAATAAGGCATTTAAAAGGCGTGTTCAGTTTTGGCTTTGTCCGTCTAACTTCTGCCGTTTTCTGCCCTGTCATTATTTTTCTGCACCACTCAGGCTTGATACTTATTATAATCTCATTCATCTTTTTCCCTGCCATTAAAAATCAGTAAATCATTGTACACAGCACGTTTATCGGAATATTCGCTTGACTTCAATTTCTTTGTGCCGAATATTCCCTCAAAGGCATTGATATAATCATCGCCCAATTGATGTATCTGCTCGTCCACATCGTCAAGCTTTCTTATCGTTTCTTCGTCTGAACTTGCCTCTTTCAAAAAAGACATATCCATACTCAGGATATACCTCGTTTTGGTTTCGTCTATCTGTTTTTCATAAGATGTATTATCGGCAAGAACATAGCAAAGGCGATGCTTTTCATATTCAAGAGTTTTTAATTTGTAATATAGGCTGTCGCACATGGCTATTTGTATGCCGTTTACTATAAGTAACGAAAGAAGTGCAGATACGCATATGCAAATGATTACTTGTATCACTACTTTTTTCTTCTCCATTTATTTTTCCTCTTGTTGGCTCATATCCACATCTAAGTATCTTCTCACATAAACAGAGTTACGGTTTTTATAATCGTCACTCTCACTCAATACACGAACGTCCTTTTTCTCTAAAAGGCGCACAAATTTCTCAACCTCTTTCGGCTCTCCCTCTACTCTTATTTTTATCACTTACATCATAGCTCCTTCAAACTCTGCTTGCCACTGTTCATCGGAAGTATTTGCTTTAAGCACAACTATTGTGCCTTTATGATCGTTCAGGTTAAGACCGCAATAAGGGCAGCAGCTTATATTCTGCACAACACCGTCCTCGTCTATCTCAGCCCATTGCTCCTGCTTATCAGAAGTCAGGATAACGTTATCCTTGTCCGTTTGTTCACAACGGTGGAACACCTTCTGAAAAACAAGTTTACCATATGTGCCAAGGTCAACGATTTTCTTTCGGCGTGGATCAGTATCAGGGATAGCAGTTACATCATCAAGAGAGTTGTAAATATTAAAAGCCTCATACAAAGACTCTATATTTTTCTTCTGACTTTCCTTTTTACTTTTTTTAAAATCATCAAAGAAATCTGCAATTGCCTGTAATAGTATTTTGCTTCTTGCCACACCTACCTGCTTTGCCAACAAGTCAGCTCTTTCAAATAGGTCATTTGGAATATATACTCCAAAGGTTTCTGTACGCATATCGTCGCCCTCATTATTTCTTCTGAGGGTTTCACTAGATATGTTCACATTTTTTGCTGATAATAGCTTTTTCAATGCCTCTTCCACAACGATCGAGGGCGTTTTGCCAACAGATAAGACATAGGAACTTATCTCATTAAACATCTTCTTCGATGTTCTCATTGTAATCAACTTCATACTTTCCACGTTTACCTCCACCCTAAATGGTTTAAAATCTGCTTATGTTATTTACCTTCTTTTTATTTGCTATGTATAGATTATATCATAATATATGTATTTTGTCAAGTGAATACATTTATTTCTATAATGAAGTGCAATTGTGACACATATAGCACACACGAAAAAAAGACTCACATTTCTGCAAGTCTTTTTCCCGATAAGATAACTCATACTTATTTAAGCAAGAGTGGTTTTGATTGTATATATTATATCATATATTACGCATAATGTCAACACTTTTCTAAAAAAATAGACGTTGCAAGATTTTCTCTCAACGTCTATCTTTCATATGGTTTTATATGTTTAAGGAGTATAAGTGTATCGTTATTTCAATAATACATTCAGTACAAAAAATGAAAACTGATTTGTAGTCTGCGTAAATCTCACTTCTAAAATGTTTACAGTTTATTCACAATAAACTCTCCTTTTTTATAAATTAAAACGATTATATCAACAGGCTATGTAACTTTACAATAGAACAAAATATATTATAGGGCGTTAATCATCAGGACTATTGATTTTTTCTTAGCGGAAATTATCACAATGATAAATGATTTGTTCTCCCACACGTTTTCAATTTATATTTTTAAGGGAATTTTATGGTCAAATTTTATTTAAGGAGCGTGATGCTATGAATATCATATACACAATACTAGGTATTATGTTGATCCTTGCTTTTACAGAGTTTGTGAAAAACATAAAAAAATAGCCGCCCAAGCGCCCAAACTTACGACTATTTTTAGTACATCGAGGACAACCCATTTATCCGATGTTTCCCTCTTTTTATC